ACTTCTGAGATGCCATCAGCAAAAGGATAAGTAGCACTACAAGGTTTTGGAACACCTTGATCAAACATACAAACTGTTCCAGCAGGAATATCTACTGTAGGCTGCCTGTACATCACTGAATAGTTCTGGGCTTTAATTTGTGAGCCAGGGGTATCAAGTAATCCAGGATTAACTCCTGAGTCCATAGAATCAGCCAGCATTTTAAGCGCTGCAAATACTTTCTGAAGCTCCATCCAAACTTCTGGATCAAGAGAATCATCAGGTACTTCATTCAGTCCAAGGTTAAGTGCATAAGATATAGTTGGCATATTTACTCCTACCTCTTGCCATGAACATTGAAAGTCAGAAGAAGTGTATTAAGCCTGAATGAGTTAGAGAGTGCAAGTGTATGATTAACTCCTACAAGTCTGCAGTTATATTTCCTGTATAGATTTGTAGAAGCTGCAACTGTGAGTGTAGTTGTAGTTGTATTCTTCCCATCAAGTGATACAAGATCTTTAACTGTGAATGTGTCTCCAGCTTCAATGTTCTCAAATTCTACAGAGTCTATCTGAAGAAGTCTTGCACGCATGAATTGATACTTACCAAGAAGTGCAATTGCATCAGTAGCCTCAACTGAAGAGTCCCAATCAACTACTTGAATTGAACCATCAGCTTTAACAAATCCAATACTATTCTTAGCTACGTCAACAGTCTCTTCACCGAGAATCAAATCAACTACACTTACATGTGCAATCTTAAACTTACCCCAACGTTTAAGTTGAGTGTCATACATCAGAGCATGAGTAAGTGCTGTCTTGCCATAAGAGATAATCAGATACCTGTTCGCTACCATCTTAATGGATTTAACCATCGCAGAAGATAACTTTTCTTTTACAAGAACAGCAGTTGCTGAGGTGCAATCCTCAAATTCAGAGCCAGAGATAAAATCAGTTACATCAGGCATCACTGTTTGCGCGCGCTGCACATCACACAACTGCATACCTGAAGTAGTATATGCATATTGCTGACCTGAGAGTGAGTCATAGTCAGCATGTTTTACATTCTTGAGTCCACCAGAAGATGGAAGTGCTCTGAAGATAAATGGATACTGACTGTTTCCTGTATAGTTTGCAGAGAGTACGTTACCAGTTGTATATCCTAGAATGCCTACGTTAGCAGCAGCACATACAAGCAATGCTCCAGCTGCACCTTCTACTGAACCGCCACCAGCTCCAGTTGAGAGTGATGGTACAAAGTCTGTGGGATCACCAGTTGCACTCCAAGCAATTGTATCTGCAGTCCATACAAGAAGGTATCCGCTAAGAGAAGTTACTCCAAGAACTGCAGAAGCTGTGAGTCCTGTAAGTGTGACTGCATCGAGTGTGTCAGCTCCGAAATTATATTCATAACATCCGACATTAGCAATGTAGATATATGTAACACCTTGCACATAGGCACGGGTAACAAGCTTACCTGCTGCTGGAGCAGAAGTAAGTACCAATGTCCACGTACTGTAAGGAGTCTTAGTGATGTAGAATCTACCATCTGAAGTATACCCTAAGTAAGCTTTCCTATCTAGAGAGTCACGAAGTGCTAGTACATTTACGAATTGAGTTTCAGCTGAGAGAGGGGCTGTGAGTTGATGGAATCCTACAGATTGAATACCTTGTTGAGTAGGTACTACATTATGACAATAGTATAGCTGTGGGATTCCTGCATTTGCAGTTCTATCTTGTCCTGTTGAAGGGTCAGCAGACTTGGATGTATTCTGATCATATTGGCCAACAATGACAGAGCGCCCAAAGTTCTCAGAAAGAAATGGGAAGTTAGCTGAAAGTAAATTTGCTCTGTACTGTTGTTGTGCCATGTGATTCTCAATTACTTTCGGTTAAGTAAAATTGCACGCATCTCAACTATCTGCTGAGTTACACGCGCTTCAGATGCTTCAATAGCTGCAGTAGTTCTCATATCTGCTTCAACTCTCTGCACCTTGAGAGTATTGATTTCTGTTTGGTTAACTTGAAGAGTAACATAACTTCCTAAAGCAGCAGCTACTACTCCAACAAATCCTTGTTCTATTATCCTTGTCATTGCTGGCCTATTTTCTGGGATAGGGCCTGAGTTTGATATCAGCGCTGCAAATGGGACATAGTGGTGCCAGTTAGAAATAGCATCTTGTAGTCCATCAAACATTTAGTATCCCTCCGCTAGGATGTTAGCATTTTTCATTTGCAGTGCATGTTCACCTGCAAGCTGTTTATACATTGCAGCTTGTTCATCATACCCAATCATTTTGAACACAGTTGCAGCAGCTTCAGTGATTACAGCAAATGAGTATGTGGAACCAATCCAAGAGTCATAAGTATCTGGATCAGTTACTGGATTCTGATAGAAACCAAGTAAGACATATTGAAGCTCTGTAAGTGATCGAATTTGAAGTACTGCTCCTGCCATGTAGCATACATCTTCTTTAGCTACATTGTAGGAGTCAAAGATTTCAGAAGGCTCAATTACTTTGAGCACTCCTGTAGGTAGATCACTTTCGTACTTACGTGCGTATGAAAGATTGCGAAACTGTGGGAACAAAGATTTATAAGCTAAGGTCTGAAAGTAAGCAGCTGCAGAAAACTGCACCTTAGCTTCAATCAAATCCTTAGGATAAAAATCACTCTGGTGAAGCTTAAGAGTCGCAGCTCTTACAGCCAGAGAGGTCTCTGCTACTAGATCAGCTCTGTTTGTGATGGTGTATACATCATTCACAAGTGCTGTAAACGCTGCGTTTGGCATGATTAAGTTCTCAGAATGTGTGAAGTATTATGGTGTTACTTAGAAGCTACAGCGCCTGCTTTGATGCCTACAGTCACAGGAGCGGCAGTTTCAACAGCTTTAGTTTCTGCTGCAGGAACTGCACCATTGGATTCAATTGAATTAACAATCTGAGCAGAAGTCATAGGAAGGACTCCTTGATTCTGGTCTGACTTAGACTCTTGCGCAGATGCTAGAGCAACTTGAGCTTTGTATGCTTCAACAGCCTCACGCTGCAACTTAGCGATGCGACCTTCAGGAGTCAATTCATCAGTGTCAACCTCAAGTTCGTTAGGGTCAACAGACACATACTGATCACCAGCAGCCACAAGGCTTTCAAGATAATCAATATCAATTTTAAGGGTAGTAATATGCTTGCCGTTTGCAAAGATGATTTGACGGCCATTAGGATGAACAACTTTGCAGTTAGGAACAGAGTTATGAAACACTTTTGCGATAGCCATGATATGTACTTCCTTCTAGATTTAGATATTACAAGGAGAAAAAGATAGGAAGGCAATGTTTAGTTACCTTCCTATCTCAGAGGAGCAGATTACGCTGCAGCAGTCAGGCCGTAGATAACAGCATTAGCCGGAGCATTCTTGACAACACAAGTCAGTTCAGTCGTCAAGGTACCACCAACAGCGTCGATACCGTTGTCAGTTGCGTTGCCATCAGTGTTGAACTCTTTGGATTGCGTCTTACGATCACCCAAGTAAGCAACCTTGAACGTGCTCAGATCAACAGCAACAGCCATCTTCGACCAAGTAGAGTTGGTGTTAAACAGCGGATGTTCGATCATACGGAACGTACCGCGGCTGGTCTTAAAGGTGCTGAACTGCAGACCATAAGAAGTCTGACCATCCAGAATCTCATAAGAACCATACAGCTTACCAATACCGTTAAGTACTTTACGAGCAGTGCCACCAACAAACAAGGTGCGCTCGTTAGCAATCTTCGGATCAGTATTCTGGTTGAACACTGGATCAAGTGCAGTTTCCAGCTGAGCAAAGGTAGTGGTACCGCCAGCAGTAGTCACGTTAGCAACACCACCGTAGATAGAGCTGTAATATGCAGTGTTATTGATTGCTGCAATCAGACCTTCCATCGTACGGAATGGGCGACCGTTACGAGTAGAAGAAGATTTCTGACCGAAGAACAGTGCCTTCTCAATATCAGCAGCATGGAAAGCTGCACAATCTTGACGAGATTCAGCAATGTTAGTTTCACCAGCAATCACTTGAACAGCACGAGCCGTATCAGTCAGCGCCCACGTATTACGGAAAATCTGGGTAAGGTTAGTGATACGCACAGGAGTGTTGTTCAGTGCTTGCGGGCGAGTAGAACCTTCTTCGAACGCAGTACCAACTTGATACAATTTGCTATCATCAGCGAGGGCACCAGCAGCAACAGTACCAACACCTCGAGTAACCACGATAGTGGTAGCGTTAGTTACGCTATCAATGATCATGTTCTCGCGAGTGATAGAAGCTTGCAGAATCATACCAGGAATCAGCTGGCTAGAATCATCAAC